CGCCGTTGAGCTGTCTGAGTTTATATCAAAATAAATATACCCTGTAGCATCATCGTGATGAAGTGCAACCCTTGAGCTATCCATAAGTGACGATCTTATTGATTGCGATATTGCAACATTTGCCGCGCCAGCGCCATAAACTTCAAACCTTACATATTTATATGATTTTGCCTCTGGCGGTATGGTTATCACCGCCCCGCCAATTGATGGAGTCTCAACTAATGGCTTTCCTGAAAACCCAATACCGCCTACCACTAAAGTCATATCAAACCCTTAATAATCTATATTGATAGCGCAAACAAGCCCGCTTTCTAGTCTGTTTGGATTTGTGACAAAAAACGCATCACGCTCCACTGTTGTTGCAAAATAAAGATCGTCTGCGATAACTCCACCGCTACCGCCACCACCGCCGCTGTATACTAAGCTCATTTTAAGCTCCTATGCTACTAATTCGATATCATCGTAAATTTCTAAATCTGCAAAAAGCACGCTCAAGTCAAAGTCCTCACTCGAATAAACAGGCACTTTGTTTACTCTAAATGATACACTAAAACCAATCATCGAGTTAGCGGAGCCTATTGACGCGCTTACTGAAAACACGCGACCATCAAGGTAGATTAGCTCGCCATCAGGCAGTGTAACTCGTAAAGAGATTGCCGCTTTAGTGCTGAATGATGACTTAAGAATGTCTTGACCACCATCGGATGAATCGCGCTCCATGCCGAAAACTGGATTGCCATACTGACGAAAGCCGCTAAAGAATTGCGTCACGCCTGTTGCTAGCGGTTGAGATTGTACTTCATCTGCTGCGCCTCCGAATTCACCGATTGATAAAACCTCACCGATGTCGGTAAATGTTAATTCACCATATCGAGCCAAGTTATAAGCCGTTGGGATTTCTGTAGTGGCAGCTATTTTAACGCCTGTGTTTACTTGTTTCATTTTTAGTCCTTAAAAGCGTCCTTGCTTTTTATTTAACAATCTTCGTCTGTTTCTCTGCCTTCGTGCCAGTTACCCTCGATGCAGTGCCGTATTTCATGCTGCAAGCAAATCGGGTATTTCTTGAGCTTGATAAAACAAACATCTGATACATACCATTGCCGACCTAGCGTTGTCATATTTGGATCTTCCTCGATAACAACATAAAAAGTTTTGCGACCGATTTCTGGGTTATCGGTTGTTGCGCAACCACTCGCAAAAATCGATAGCAATATCGCCGCTAACCTAACTGGTGACAAACGCGCCACCTATTTTCACGGCGCGCCACCTAAAATCTATGCGTTTAATCATATAAACCCCAGCATCTACGAAAACCGTTGCCGCTACAGGTAATGACCCATCGCTTGATGCAAATGTTAGCGGTATGTTTGGTGCTCTTAGCCAGACTATCAGCTCAAAACCTTCCATCTCCCTATCCTCGTGAGATCTTAAGTTTAAAGCTCCATTGTTTGTGGTCACGTCTATAGTCGAGGCATAATCACAGCTAATGGTATCACCTGCCGTATAACTTGAGATTAACTTGGTTTTGTATGGCGTACCAAGCCCATACGGGTGAATTGTACCGCTATTATCTTTAAAGAATCCGCGATATTTAGATAGTGCATTACCAGTTGATGTTACAACTGATGATCCCTCGGTAAATATTGACATGTTAGGTATAGCCAAATCCTCAACTTTATCGCTTATGTAAATCCTGCCCGAGCTTGTTTGTGACATCTGTTTAGCACGTACAGCTCCACTGCTGTCAAGCAATCTGCCGTTTACCATTGATTCGCCATTCAAAAGACCTATCTGCGATATTGGAGCGTAAAAGAAGTCATATGTGTTACCGAAGCAGTCAGAATCCTCACTTACAATCCCCTGTGTGAATTTCGTTCCACCGTTACTGCTAAGCCCTTCCAGCCTCGGGTGATCTACGTGATTAAAGCTGCTGAACTCCCAATCAAATCCTGTGAGCTTTATATCTTCCAACCCACAATTAGTATAGATATTATTATTATATGGATCTATCTGCCCCTGTCCTTTGGTGTGCTTCGAGAATACATCACCTCTTGCTGATGTTATCTCAGTCTTTATTGAGTTGTTATAGCCAATACCTACCGTTGTCATTTCAACAACATTAACTGTTGAATCTTTAATGCCAGCCTGACCGCACTTAAAATGAACATATGCGTTACCGCGAAATCCATACGAATCGTCACCATGATATATCAGCGGTGACTTATAGCCACCGATTTGATTTATAAAAATGTCACCACCAAACGTGTTTTCAACTATCACGCCAGCATTAACACTTGCACCGTTAGGCATAATTCTTCCTAACTTTATTTGAGGATTTTTAAAACCACGCAATTTAACAGTGAAAGGAAGCGAAGTGGGTGCTCTAAACGAACCCATAATCTCCACATCTACAATGGCAACGGCGTCTGTATCACCAAGTATCAGCGGCGTGTTAATCGTGTATTCATCGCTATAACCCCTAATAGTGTTAACTTCTATTGCAGAGTCAACTGTAGTGCCTTTTTTTGCTGCATCATAACACGCTCGTATTGTGATAGAGTCATCACCAGAGTCATTACCAGCGCCAAACCATTCAACCACATAATCGTTTCCAGTAATACATCGAACAAAGCACCCAGCACCAGCCCCAACCCAATTTAAGAGCGTTGCAATATCGCCACTCGTACCATCCCAAGCAGCAATGGCCTCTGGAGCTATGACAGTGCCACCATTATGCTCAGCTTTGTCTTTTGCAGCATCATAAATAAACTGACCGCCACCAACCGTCGAGCCAGCGTAAAAGCCTGTGACATTAAGAGTCACGCCTTCGATAGACTCTAGCGCTTTAATGCCATTGTAAGACTTGGTAGCATCGACAAGTCCATTGACAGCATTGGCAACATCAGCGCCAGTGCTATTTAACGGACTGCCTTTCGCGCCAGCAACTATTTTACTTATAGCCATTTAAATCTCCTAAAAATCGCCTTTGCCAAATACGCCCACAAACCCACCAGTTGGCACAATCTGAGTGCGCGTTGATTGCACAGCTATTCGTTGCGGTGAACTCATCGGGCTTTTGTCGTCTGCAATCCATTCAGTGCCTGACCAATAGCTTATGTCAAACGTCACGCCTGCTTCTGGGATAATATTTACATATTCAGTTAGGTCGGTGAATGATATCTCTTTTGCTGTGTTAAATCTTAATTGAGCCATTTTAACTCCAATAAAAAGCCCCATTTAAGGGGCTTTATAATCAATTACTTACTTAGCCGCTTTAGCTTTGCTTTTAACTTCCGCTTCTCGCTGCCGTTTGTTTTTTTCTCGAAGGATTCTAGCATGGTCTGATGTTGATACCAATGAACCGCCTACCAATCCATCTTTATTCGCTTTATCACTCATAAGTCACCTAGCCGTTTGTTACAAGGAAAGCAATACCAACGTTTTCACGCTCAAATACACGAGTCCAGTTGGCTGGTAATGCGCACTCTGCAACAGATGGAGATAAACCAGTAACGGTTGTTTCAGTCCACTGGTATCCTTCTGGGTGAATTAACCATTGCTTGCGCTCGATTAATGTTTCTATGCCAGCGCCATTTGCCGCTAATTCATCAAACTCAACTGCAACAGGGTATTTAGCAGGTGCATCACCGTAGCCAAACACGCCAGCCTTATAAAGCACAGAAACATAACGGAAACCACTAGTCGTGCCAGCAATTACAGGCATTTTCTTGTCTTCAACTACACGATAACCATTGTAAGTTGGGATTTGAATGCCTGTCACTGAGTCTTGAATAAACTCAATTTGTTGCTGCTTAATCATTCCAGTGTAAACAACCGGGTGAACAGCTAACAGGCTAAGCATATCGGCAGACTCGCCCATAGTTGCACGTGCATCTACGAAAGCCTCGAATGAAAACTTATTGCCAGCAACAGCGTTGTCGCCGTCTTGTGTTGATACATCGTGAATCATATCGCCTGAACCAGCTTCATTCTCTAAGAATAAGCCAGTGGTGATTGCTTGAATACGAGCTTCAAAGCGATTTTCCCAATAGCGAGAAGTCTTAGAGCGAATCTCGGTCATTGGATCTTCTGAACCCATAACTTCACTAACTAAATTTGCTGTTTGCCATGCGTTATTGATGTGAGCATTACGCGCACGCATTAAGCCAGTAGTGATTTTGTTTGGTGTAGCTTTGACGCTTGGGTCATCAGAGCTGATATTCTCTGAATCGTATGCTAAATCCTTCCAGTATGGAATAGTTGTAATATCACCTTCACCTGCTGCGCGGGCTTGTAATTGCGCGTTAGTTACTGCAACACCAGAAGCTACAAATGCGTTACGGTCTGGGTGAGACTCGCGAACATATGAAGCGTATACATCTGGGTCAAATTGTACGTCTGATAAGCGTGTAGTTGCCATCGTTTAATTTCCTGTTTTATAAGTTAAATGCTTGTTTGAACCCGAGCGGGTCGCGTTGTTTAAATTCCAATCGCTCCACTGAATTCATCTCGCTTGGTTTTTTCATGCTGACAGAACCTGACCCAGCACCCTTACTTTGACCGCCTTTGCCGTGAGACTCACCTACCAAAAACGGGTATAAATCTTTTAATCTTGCGCTGTACTCTTCGATTGTAGTGCTAGATGCCTTGCCGTTTTCAAGTACGATAAAGTCACCTTCCTCACTAAAGTCCAAGTCCGCAGCAATTAACCGCTCTAACGTTGGTCGAGCTTCATTTGTTCCAGCTGACGCAAGCTTTGACACTAGAGCTGATTTTTTTTCTAGCTTAATGCCATTCTCAAGAGCTTCGAGCTTTGCCGCTAAATCTGCTTTTTCTTGCTCATATTTAGCTTTTTGATGCTCGATAATCTCTTTGTGCTGCCCGCTAGACTCAAGCTTTTCAAGTTTAATGCGCTCAACCTCTTCATTGCGTAAACGCTCAGCATCTTCTAAAGCCTGTAAGCGCTCTAACGCTTCTTGCTGCTTACGTTGCGCCTGTGTCAAATCGCCTTTAGTGCGGTAAAACTCGCGCTTAGTATCTGCCAAGTCTTTATGCAAGAAAAGTGTTTTATCACCTTCCTTAAACTCAACGAACGACTCTCTTAAATCCTCTGGAACATCATCCAATGTTTCATATTGTAAATTCATCCGAACCTCGGTTAATTACGGCAAACTGCCAATTGGTTATATCTTATAACATTTTAGTATAAAGTTAAACTACTCGCCATTTATGCGGATTTTTGCTGTCTCAAAATAGTTATCGTCCATTTCAATACCTATAAATTTACGGTCTAGTTTTTTTGCCGCTACGCCTGTGCTGCCGCTTCCCATTGTAAAATCTAAAATTGTTTGACTTTCATTAGTGTATGTTTTTATCAAATCCTCAAGTAGCGCCACTGGTTTTTGTGTTGGGTGAAAACCTGAATAGTCCTTTTTATAGCTCAAAACGTTTGATTTGAATTTTTTACCTTCATGCAGATTGAATGTGCGCTTGAATGTGCTGTCGATTTCAACCAGCTCTGAGTAAGGTTGAAAGTCTTTTAACTTGTCAATACTGTACATTTCTATGAGTTCTTTATAGGTTTTTTCTGTACACAATCCAAATTGGTCTGTATCGTACCTAAAGAAGTGGCAAACACCTTGATGCCCCATTTCTGAAAATATAGCCTTTTTAGTTTTCCCAATGTGGTCTACTATAGATTTTACATATTCACGCAATGGGTGTTGCGCCAACGTGTCGTACTTCTTAAAAAACACACAAATATCCTCTGTGTAATTAACGGGCGCTTTTTTAGCTATTAATGAGTTTGCAAAATGGTCTTTTAACCACGTCATTCGGTAGCTAAACGGTAAATTACCATGCGTTTCTGTCATTAACTTTGCTGTGTAAGGGTCTTGACTAAATAGCACTAAAGCTCCGTTTGTGCGCAATACTCGGTTGCACTCCTCTAGCATTTTAATGTGGTCTATGCAAACGTCCCAATCTGTTTTGTTATTTTCCCAACCATCTAAACCAGCATTTCTGACTGTGCCATAAGGCGGATCGGTTAAAATCATATCAACACTACCACTTGGTATTTCTTTCATGCGCTCTAAACAGTCGCCTTTCATTAGCAATATGCTATCTGTTTTTGTGTCCATTCTACTCTCCATTTAGCGTAGCCTCGTTAAGCAGCATCTCTGCCGTGTCAGTCAAAACGCCACCATTCTCAAGTTGGCGTAACGCCTCTAATCGACCGATAACGCCTTGCATATAATCATTTCTGATTGCATCACGCTCTTGCGGTGTCAATTTAACGCTCATAAACTCACGATTAAGTTTGATTTCAACTTCATCGTTAACACCTTCAAACATTGCGCAATAGCTAATTACACGCTGATAGCTTTTCTCTAACCCGCTTTGTAATGATGATAGTACGCTCATCTTTTCTGCTGAGTTGATAACCTTGGCTGTAGCTGTGCCTTCTTCTTGCTGATTGTCGATATCAAACACACCGCCAACCGCTTCAATCTCTTTTGCGTTACGATCTAAATAGGTAAAGAAAGCGCTTGATTCTGCTTGCCAATCCATAACGCCATATGCTGCACCTTCCGGCAATGGGATATGAGCGCCCGCACCTGCGCTGATGTAGTCTTTGCCTGTCATTTCCTTGTACGTTTCAAACGCCATTGGAGTCCATCCGCTAGACCATGATACAGGAGCACCGCTAAACCATAGCGCTTCTTTCATTTGAGCGCTTACGTTATAGCGAGCAATAGACTTTGATGCAATAGGGTATAAGTAGCCCAAAGCATCGGGAATCACACCCTTTGGAAAGTCGCCTTGGATAGCAAACTCAAACGGAATAAAGTCAAACATACCGCTTGGAGTCTCAGGGTAAAAAGGCTCAGACCATCCGCCCGTTTCAGTCTCAACATATCGACGCTGATAGTAATTGCCGTTTTCATCAAGAGCTAGCAATAGGTAAGATTTAACATCTTTAGTTACGAATGAGCCTTCTTCCTTCTCGCTCTCAATCTCACGCAATACAATCCAAGATAGCTGCTTAATGCCATTAACTCGCTTAAAGTCCCAGTTGATAACTGACTCACGAGTGTAAAGCTTGATTGATGATCTCAAGCCTAGCGCTTGAACCTGCGCAACGGTTAGCTGCTCATCACCTACACCCAAGCTAGCTAGGTCACTGTATTCAGCAAGCAATCCGCACCACTTAACCTGCAGCAGCTCAGCCTGTGCAATCTTCATGTGCTCATCGAGTGATAAGCCATCGCCGTCAGCGTCATCAACAATGTAAGCCATTGAGCTTGGCAGCCCATCGTAATCATTTGGCTGATGAGTTAATGCGCCTACCAAAGCCTCGAGCGTTGATGAAGGTACGTTGTCGTACTCAGCACCTTTGACGTAGCGGCTATACCTAATTGCCGCCTCATTCGCATCAGCATCCTCACAAACCGGACTTGGCAAATACAATTGCTGATTCATTGTTGCTTTTAATGCTGGCTCACCAACTACCGCATCGCGCATTAACTTAATGTAAGGCGCTGCTTGCAGATAGTTGGCGTTAACTTGTTCAATACCTAAAGATGACATAATTAAATCCTGTAAAATTTGTTATAAGTGTATAACTTTTAGCTATATCAAGCCAGCCTTGCGCCACGCTCTCTCTCCTGATGCTGTACCTCTAAGCTCATCAAGTGTTAGTTGTCGACCCTGTAAGTCGGTAAATCGTTCAATTGGTAGTTTGCCCTCGATAAACAGCTTAGCTCTTGTCTTGCCTAGCACCGATTCAATAAAGTACCTAGGCTGCCTCTCTAGCCATTTCTGAGATGTTACCTTGGCACTCACCTGCTCAACGTCAAATATATCCGAGTCTTTGCGGCCTTTATACTTAACCTTTTTATCGGTCTTGCTCTGACGCTCGTTAAATGCCGCAGCTCCACCAGCCTGACCGCTTGTAACGGGTCTTGTAGTGTCTAGCGGGTCAGCTCCTTCCGTTGCAAAGACATAAACTGAGCGCTCGCCATAATGCAGTGGCAAAACTGGCTTCGCTGGATCATCTAGCTTGTACCTGTTTAGATGTTTTCCTAAGCACGTTGCGCTTGTGCGATTATCTAAAGTAGCAAAGAATATCGCCTCGGTTATAACGTCTTTATTAAACACAGCAAACTTATCGCGAGCTTGATTTGAGTAATGACTAACACCAGTTCGAGCCAGAGTCTCAGCGTATCTTGTCAGAGTGCCATTTAAAACACCGCCCATATATTGTTTTGTTGAGCGATTATAGCTGCCGCGCAATTCTGACGTGATAGCCTGCAATGTCATGCCATCTCGAAATCCGCGTAACACAATGCCGTCAACGCGCTGCATTGCTGTGTCGATGTTTGATTTGATAAAGTCAACCCAAACGCCAGTGCGAAACGAATCACCAGCTTCTAACGATATAAGCGCATTATTGGCAGTAGCCACAACAGCGCCACTCACTAGTGGCAATATAGACTCAGGCACTAAATCATTATAAAGCTCGTACATAAAAGCCGCTTCATCATCTGTCAGCGTATGAAGCTCGCTTGTTATCTCGTCAAACATTGCTCCCATTGATTCAGATACTAACTTGCGAATCTCTCGGGCCAACTTTGTGCGCTCCATCTTGTTCAGCTCATCAAAGCCAGATAAAAGCCTTGGAATATCTTTAGATAATTCCTGCATGGTCGGCACGATATACTCACGCTTTAAGTAAGTTCCGAATCTTAATAGCTGTGCATCGCGTCTAATTGTTGCGTCTAGTGTTTCCATTAAAACCTTCTCATTCTAGGAGCTGCTACAGGCTTGCTTATAGGGAATTTGCGATGGATAAAATAACCAGTACCATCAACCCAGTCATCAATAGCAGGATGATCTTTAAACTTCTCCGGATCGCCTTTGTCATCATAACCTTGCTGCTCAAGCGCAATTGTAAGTTCAGGGCATTTCTCTACATTAACAAAGAAATCATCATGGCTTATCTTTGCGTTCATGCAATTAACCCTATCTCTAACAAACGGATTTGAGCTTGGAGCGTCAACCATAAAGCCTGCATTGCTGATAATGTCTATATCTGTAGCTGTTGCATTTGTCTTGTTTGCGTTGCCGCTAGCATCTGGATAAACGATAATCCTAAAGCCTTTGTATCTCGTTAGGTTATTTACAAAATCATAAGTGTCATGG